CGGATCCTTGGTGATGATCTTGAGACGACGATCGCACGCGCACGCGCAGAGATCGCCGCGATGGAGAAGTTCAACCAATGAAATATGGCGACCGCGGGAGCGAGGTCAAAGCCGCGCAGCTCGCTTTGCTTGAGCGCGACCCACGGGCGCTGCCCAAATATGGCCCTGATTCTCACCTAGGTGATGAGACATGGGCGGCGCTTGAGCGCTTTTCTAAGGGCGCAGGCATCGGCTGGCGGCCGAGTGTGCCGGCCGAGACGCTTGCGGCGCTCTCCGTGGCGCCTGAGCCGCCAGGGCCTACACCGCCGCCGCCTGGCCCGGTGCCCGTGCTCGACTTGCGACACGAGCAGAGCGATCCGGCGCCTAAGAGCAAAGTGGTGAACGGCAAAACCGTGCAGCGGCCGCCGGAGACGGTAACCGCAATTTGCATCCACCAAACCGCGTGCACATTCGGCGTCAGCCAGCAGCAGATCAACGCGGCCGGCGGAGATCGAGCGCTGGCGCTCCACCGTCGCGCGCTCGGCGTCGCGTGTCACGCGATGGCGTTCATGGATGGAACCGTGGTTATTGCCAATAAGCTGCCAGCCTATATTCAGCACGCCGGGCCGCTAAACTCTATTAGCGTGGGCTTAGAGTGCGAAGGCAGGCTACCAGGGCTCACCAACGATCCCGACGGTACAACCTGGGGCGGCGAGCCAACGCCGCTAACCGAGACGATGATCAACGCCGCGCGCGAGGCCGTGCGGCAACTTGTCGAGCTGGCCGCGGAGAGCGGGATCAAGATCACGCATATCTACACGCACCGCCAAAGCTCCGAAAGCCGCCGCTCAGACTGCGGTGAGGGCCTATGGCGGGCCGTGGTGCTTGACTATGCCGTGCCCGTTTTGGGGCTGCGCACTTCGCCGGGGCTGACGTTTGGAAGCGGCCAGCCGGTGCCTGTTGAGTGGGATCCAAACGGCGTTGGCCACTACTGATCCGCGCCGCTGATCAGTCAAAATCGGCGAGCTGGAGAAACGCTGAGCGCCTCAAAGTGCGACAGCTTGGCGTGAAAAGTTTTTCGCACTTGTGAGCCAGACCGGCGCGATTCGCAAAGCTGACGCAGTGCGTCACAAGACAATCATTGACTTTTTTGACCAGCCACTGAGTGGCACGCGGAGTGCATAAGTACCGGGTGTCAGCAACGACGGAGGACACAATGATCGTAACTTTGAAGACGCGCGCACAACTCACCGGATCACGCAGCAGCAGCCACAGCGACAGCCGCGCGCTGGCCGCCATTCGCTTTGACCGCCTGCACGGCACGGTCACTTACGAGATCGACGGCGTGACGCTTTGCGACAGCGCCGAGCGCATCGCGTCGCGCAACTGCTTGAGCTACGCGGGCACCGCTGACGGAATGGATTACTTCTACCTTCTCATGAATGGCCGCGAGATTGCCGCCGAGATCGCGGCGCTCTGAGCCCTAACCAACCAACCAACCAACCCGGAGACGTAAGATGACCAAAGAGCAATACAGGAAACTGACTAAAGGCTACCACCAAGAAGCCGACAAGCAGGCCGCTAAGCGCCGCGCCCGCCGCCGACTCAAGCAGGCCGACCGCGAAGCCGCAAAGCGAGGCAAGCGATGATTTTGTTTGTTGAAGAGTCACTTAGCCGCTCGGAATATCCCCTAAGCAGGGTCAAGGCATTCGCCGCAAACCCCGGCGCAGACAGAAGCAAATGCCACACACGAGAGAGCTTTGAGAGCCGGCCAGGCTTCCGCAAGTGCGGGCATCTTTGGCAAGCCTGTCATTTAGATGCTGACAGAGATCTCTGGGCTCTAATTGATGAGGGCTCCGGCGCAGCGTGGTTTCCGGTAGACCTTGTGCAGGCTTTTGTTGGGGGCGAGCAGTGAGCGCCCGCAAGGCACGCAGGCCGCGCCGGTACGTCGTGCGCGAGGTTGGCGCCGGCTCGGTTGAGCTGCACGTGCTCGCGGATTGCTGGCTTGGCTTGCCCGGCCAGGTGCGCGAGTTCTTCGTGCCCGTTGACGGCGGTCACGTGCGCGAGTGGCTCGACGGCGGCGACGCGCGGCAGGTGTGCAACAGGCTTGGCCGTCGCGGCTCTACGCTGCGCAGCAGCGGCCTTTGCCTGGCAGACGACATTAGGCGCGAGGCGGCCGCGCTGCTTCGACAGCAGCAATCAGAAGGCGGCTTTTTCCGCGGAGAGGATCTACTGTGATAAGCACGATCAAGCTTAGGATGCTGCTCTCCGACTTCGGCGCCGTGATCGCGTGGATCGAGGTTACGCACCAAGCCGGCGATCAGCCTTGCCGGATACGGCTGCTTTCGGTCATTGCAGACAAAACCAAGCACCGGATCACTGCGCAGATTTGCGGCGCATTGTTTGTCAGTGTGATGGCGGCGGCAGAGCGGGAAGCACAAAAGCGCGGATTTTGCCGCAGAGAGGATCTGACATGAGCCGCTTCAGCTTATGCGGCGACGCGGCAAGAATCGATCGCGTCGTTTCTCAGATGCCGGACTGCCGGAAGGCGGTGAGGTGCGACGTTTACGGCACCGCCTTAATTGTGCCCAACGCGCAAAAGGTGCGTGCGTTTGCGGAGCGCACGATCGGTTACGAGCACGCCGCAAGGTTGCTCGACGACATTCTGAGCGCCTATCAAGACGAGCTAGACAACCGCAACTTTTTGAGGTCAGGACGATAAGGGAAAGAAGGGCAATCGTGAGCTATGAAGATATATATCTGCACAACGCGCAGACCGGGGCAGAGCTTGACGTCAACAACGTGCGCGGGCTTGCCGTCTTGGTTTGCTCTGGCGTGACGGTGAATTGTGACTACAAAGTTTTAAGCACCGGAGGCGGCCTTTGGGACACCTACACGCGGCCTGAGTTTCGAGCCAGAGCGCTGAGCCGCAGAGGCAACGCCGCCGCCGTGTATCGTGGCCGAGTGTCTAGCGGCTCTCACGCTGAAGATGAAATCTCGCGCCTTTGGGACGCTGAAACGGTTGTAAATCGCGAGTGGGATCAGGTGTGCGGGAATTTTGCGCTGGTTGACGACGGCAGCAGCGAGGGCGCGCGCTGGATTCCGATCTTTGTGAATCGACTGTCACCAGTAGACGCCGCCGGATTTGGATCGACCGTTAGATTTTGGGCAAGGCGCCGAGCCGCGATCGCGCAGGCGTCTGCCTCTGAACGCTTCTTTTTAGCTAGGGATCGCCACGGATGACATCAGCAAGCAAGCCAGTAAGCAGAGGGCGCGCCAAGCTGCTGCGAGAGCAGGGCGAGCGCATCACGCAAGCGCGCAAAAACGCAGGGCTGCTCCAGCCGCAGATCGCGGCCGCAGTCGGCGCCAGCGTGCGCAGCGTGTCGCGCTGGGAAACGGGGCAGAGTGATCCGTGCTTGCGCGATCTGGAGTTGATCGCACAAGTCACGGGCCACGATCTGCGATGGTTGCGGCTCGGCGCCTACCGCTGACGACGCGGGATCACCCAGTAGCGATTCCGCATCCGAGGTGAGCACCGCACGGGCCGCCAGCGGCTCGGAGCGCCGTCTTGTACGCTGCCGAAGTGATCCGCACCGGGGCACGGATCGCGCTGCGCGCCGGCCGCCCAACGGTCAACAAAGGCCAGGGTCGCGATCCATTTTGGCCGCAGCCGATCCCAACGCCGCACGGAATAGCCGCGAGGCCGCGAGGCTTCCGCATTGAGCCGCAGCAGCCAGGGCCGCCGCCGCTCGCGGATCGGTGAAGAGTAGCGCCGGATCAGCCCTTCAAACGTCAACCGCGGCCGCGTCTGCACAAGCAGCGCCCACCGGCGCGCTAGCAGGTGAGCGATGGCGGCACACTCTTCAGTGTGTGCCGTATCCCAACCAGACTCCGCAACGCACGCTTGAGCGAGCACGATCCGCGCGCTGGGCGTCCACTGCTCCGCTGGCAAGGGCTGCGCGCCGGCCGTGCTCACGCACAGCAGGCACGCGGCCAGGCACAGATCAAAACGGCAGATCATCGCTGAAGTCATCCGCGGGCAGCGGGGCCGAGGGTTTGCGAGACACGGCAGCAACGACGCCAGCAGCGCCCGCAGACGCCGCCGATCGGAGTTGCAGATCTTGGCCAACGACGTTGACGGACTGCGCCTTGATCTCAGTCTTCCAGTCGGTTGAGTCTTGAGGCTTCCACGACGTCAGCGAGCCGACGAGCTGCACCGTTGTTCCCACCGTGATCTTGGCTTGCAGCGCTTCGCACTGCTTGCCCCAGACGACGGCGTTCAGGTAGGTGTCCTTGTCGCGCGTCTGGCCGTCGCGGCCGGTGAATTGCTCTTTGACGACAACGCGAAGCCGCAGGTTCATGGCTCCGTTTTGCGTCGTTGACAGCCGCGGCTCTGCCGCCAGGTTGCCGACAACGTGAACGGCGTTTGCAGAATCAATGTACATCTTCGGCCCTCTTCCCGCCTGCAACGCGCAGGCTCACGCTCTGTTTTGTCTCGATGCGGCAGCCGTCGAGCGTGCCGCCTGCTTTGAGGTGCGCCTTGATCGCGCTTTTGTCTGGGCTCTCCACTGTGCGGATATACTCCGCCGGGATCTGCGCGTCGTCTTCGATGACAAGCGCGCCGGCGCTCTCGCGCACGCTGACGGTCACAAGGGCAGTCTTGACCTTGGTCTTGTTTGCGATGGCGAGCACCTCGCCAACCAGTGAGCGCAGGCCATCGGCTTGCCGCTTCCACGAGTCAGCGCGCGAGCGGTAATCGGCTGCAACCTCTTTGCAGATCTTCGCGTTTGTCTCGTATCGCTGGATCCGAGCCGCAAGCACTTCGATCCCGGCTTCGAGGTTTTGCAGCGCTTCAAAGCGCAGCGCGTCGCGCTCTTCGTCTATCTCTCCAGTTTCGGGATCGTAGGTTTCGCGGCCAAGTTCCGCGCCAAGCCTGACGGCCGCGCGCACTGTGCTCGGGTACACCGCGCCTTTGTGTGTAAGCGTTTTCATTGGTTGAGTCTCCTTTTGATGGTTTGTATTACGTCTTGATTACTTTTCAGCGTGTCACCGCTGATCAACTTCTCGCCGGTGCGAGGATCGGCCGCCACGTAGCGCACCGCGATCCCGGCCGGCGTTCGGTATTGTGTCACAGTCACGCGCACGCGCTCGCCGTTTGCGCGCATGATAAACGATCGCCCCGACGCTCTCACAGGCCGCGCCCGTCAAGCCACGCCGCCGCGCGCTCATCGCCAACGTGCCGCACACCTTCGATGATCTGGCCAAGATCAAGGCTGAGCTTTATTGCGCGCATGATGCCAACGCCGAGCTTGCCGCCGTCGAGGCTCGCGATCACTTCATCGGGCGCGCGCTCGACATCGGCCAGCCACTCGATCGCGCCTTTAACCCAATTACCGTGCTTGGCTTCGATCTCTGCTCGCTCAGCTTCTTCATGCGCAACGCGCGCGCTCTCGCCGTCGTCGTCTTGCTCAATGTCAGTCGGTGCACAATTGAGCGCCGCGCTGAAGCCCTGGCGCCGCGCGTAGGTGTTCGCGCTGCCGCATTGCTGCGGGCCAGTCTTGGCCAAGTGATACTCTGTGACAAAACTGATCCACTGGCCAGAGGCGTGCCCGATCACGTGCACAGTGTGACCAGGGCCAGCAGGCAGGCCGAGATAGGACACGCCAGCCGCCGCCGCTTGGGCTCGGTTGGCTTGCAGGATATCAACCAGCTTCGCGTAGGAGCTGCCAAAGTGCGGATTGTGGCTCGCCGCGTAAACGTCGCGCGTGGCGCCTTGCATTTTTGCAAGCGCGGTGAACAGCTCCGGCGCGCAGAGGTGCGAGAGCGTGACGCCGCCGGGCAGGTTGATCGGTTTGTTTGTGTCTCTGTTTGTGTCTTCGTGCATTGTGTCTCCAGTTAGATCCGCGTGAGCGGATTCTAGGCGGCGCACTGCGCGCCGCGCGTTGTCGAGGTCAAGCGCCAGGCGGCGCGCGTGCTCTGCGTCTGCGGCGCTCATCGGGCGTCAGCTCGCAGCCAGTCGCAAAGGCGAGAGAAGGCAGACCAGGCCGCCGGATCGTAGATGGTCGGCGGCAAGTGCGTATGCTCAACCCACCGATCAAGCGCGTCTGCGGGCACCGCGTGGATCTCGCCGATCGGATCGACTTGCCACACTTGCGCCGTGCGCGGCTTCTCTGGATCGTGCGCGTCAACCGCATCGAGCAAACACGCCGCGACTTCTTCAGGGCTGAAGAAAACGCGACCATCCACAACGCGCGGGATCGCAGCGTCATTCACAAACCAGAGCACTAGATAGCGAAAGTCCATGGCCCGATCATGCCGGCAAACTTTTGCCGCGTCAAGCAAAGCGCAGACGACAAAGCGCGGGCGCTTACTTGCGCGAGGTGCAGAGGTTAGGCTAGGCTTAGCCTATGACCTTTTTGGATTGGATCGACGCACAGAGGGGCCACGCCAGCCGCTCGCGGTTTTTGACTGAGTTGAGCGCGGAGACTGGGATCAGTTTCGGCGCTCTGCATTACGCAAGCCGCGGCGCTCGCGTGTCGCCTGAGAATGCGCGCAAACTTGAGACGGTCACAAATGGAGCGGTGACGGCTAGCGCGCTTGTGATGCTGCCGCGCCGCGCAGACGTAAGGAGCACAGGACATGCAAACAGAAATTGATTTCAGCCACCTATACCGCAGCGACGATCCAGCGAGCAGCCGGCAGAGCGCCGCGCGACACGTCAGAGGCGGCAGCAACCGCACGCAAAAACAGATCGTCCTTGAGGCCGTTGAGCGCTGGCCGGGCAAGACGGCGGCAGAGCTGACGGAGCGGATCATCATGCGCGAGGCTTGGCAGGGCATGAGGGCCGCGAGAGCCTATCACATGGTATGCCGCCGGCTTCCCGACTTGCGGCGTGATGGCCAGCTTATCAGCGGGCCGGTGCGCAAGTGCTCGGTGAACCCTGGCAACGCTCAAACCTGGGATCTTGCCTGATGTGGTTTCGAGTCTCTGACGACGCGGCGCAGCACCCAAAGATCGTGCGCTTGGTCAGCGAGCGCGGCGGCTTGGCGGCCTTCGGCTTCTGGGCTCTCTGCGGCGCCTACTGCGCGCGCTTTGGTACGGACGGGCAGATCAGCGCGGCCGAGGCTTTGCACACGTCAGGCAAGCGCAGGCGCGCAGACGTGGACAAGATCGCGGCTCGCCTGGTTGCGGTCGGCCTTTGGGAGCCGAGCGGCGACGGCTGGCAATTCGTCAACTGGCACCGCTACAACCAGACTCAGGCGCAGCGGGACGCGGCGCGCGAGGCCAACACCGAGAGCAAGCGCCGATCACGTGCCGAGAAGCGCGCGAGAAGTGCACGAGAAGTGCACGAGAAGTGCACCAACACCGACACGAAACGCGCACGAAAAGTGCACGAGATGAGCACGAAAAGTGCACGAGACGTGCCGCAAAACCACACACAACGGCCGAGAAGCCTAGCGATTCCGCAGGCTGTCACGGATGACGCCTCGCGGGCGCGCGCGTGGTCCAACTCCAACACCAACACCAAACCAATTAATGAATACATACTGTACTCAAGATCGGAGCTTCCGAGGCTGCATCCGCGGGCGCTCGGCTTCGCTGAGCTGATACCGCCGGAGAGGGCGCGGGAGTTGTTTGCGGAAGAGCTAGTTGCCGAGATGGCGGCCGCCTGGGCCAACCGCGTGCACCTTACGTGGACGCTCCGCAGCCAGCGCAAGCGGATCGATGACAAGGCGCTGCCAGCGTTTCGGCTCATGGCGCAACAGATCGCAGAGCAACGCGGCGAGCCGTGCGGGCTACACGAGGCGATATGGTGCGCGCTCATCGGCTTTGAGCATGACCAGCAGGCCAAAGATCAGGGCTGGATATTGCCCTTCTTCCTCAATGAGCCGGGCCGGTATCGGCGCAGCTACGTGCGCAGAGCGCAGGCCGAGCGCGCAAGGTTGGACGAGAAGAAGCGCGATGATGAGCAATTCGCAGCGGCGGCAGAGGTGCCGGATCCGCAGACGGTCGCCGGCATCATCGATCAGATCAAACGGACGGTGACAGCATGAGAGACGCAGAGAAGGCCGCAAGCGCCGCAGACGAGCGAGCACAGCGGGAGCAGGCAGAAACGCCAGCAGAGAGCGGCACAGGCTCAACGCGGGCAACAATTGCGCCGCTGGTGCTCTTCTACCAGGGCCGGCCGCTTAGCTGGGCGCGCACTGCGATCCACAACGGGCGCAGGATCACGCCAAAGGCGCAGCGCATCTATAAGCGCCAAGTTGCGCTTTTCTGCGCTGCACAAACGGCCGCGCGGCAGGACTGGCCGAGCGAGTGCCCCGATACGCGCTTTCGCGTGCGGCTGGATTTCCGTCTTGGTGATCGTCGCCGGTGTGATGTGGATAACTTGTGCAAAGCCGTCTTGGACGCTTGCAACGGGATTGCGTGGCTTGATGACAACCAGATCGATGAGCTGCACGCCACCAAGACGCACGCCGACAAGCCGAGCCGGTTTACCATGCGCGTCGAGGTGATCCGGTGAGCGTGTACCGCAAGGCCGGCATTGAGCTGCGGCTTGGCGACTGGCGCGAGGTGCTCGCAGACGTTGAGCCGGACGCGGTGATCACGGATCCGCCATACTCAGAGCGCACGCACAGCGGGCACAATGCAGGGGCGGACAGCACCAACGCGATCACCGGGCAGGTCACGCGGCAAAACGTAAATTATGGCAGCATGACGCCTGATCAAATTCAGCAATTTGCTGGTGCTTGGATGCAGCGCTCTAGAGGCTGGATCTGCATGTTCAATGATACTTATGCGCTCTTGCCCTTCGACAAAGCGGCGGCAGAGCGCGGCAAGTATGCCTTTGCGCCGTTGCCAGTTATTCAAAAGCGCCCAAGGCTGATCGGTGACGGGCCGGCAAATTGGGCGGTTTACCTTTACGTAGCGCGCCCGCGCTCGGTTGCATATTCGCGCTGGGGTTGCTTGCCTGGCGCCTACTTTTCCCAAACTGACAAAACCGGGATCGTAGCTGGGGCAAAGCCGATCCAGCTCATGAGGCAGATCATCCGCGACTACACCAAGCCGGGCGATCTTGTGTGCGATCCGTGCGCCGGTGGAGCCACGACGCTGATCGCCGCCGCGATGGAAGGCCGCCGCGCTATTGGCTCGGAGATCGATCCGGCCACGTTTGAGAAGGCGGTCAAGCGCATCGAGCGCACAACGATCACGCCGCCGCTGCTTGGCCTGACTGAGCAAGCGCCGGCAGAGCAAAGAGGGCTCAACTTCGGAGGTGACGAGTCATGACGGCAGAGAAACGATTGCACGCGCTCGCAGCGCAAAGGGGCGAAACGCCAAGCCAAACGCTGGCAAAGCTGATCACGGTCGCTGAGTATCTTGGCCGCTTTCACGTGGCGCCATTTGACGCCGACGGCCAGCCGGATACCGGGCACTGGTTGCAGAACCGCGAGAGCGCGCAGGCGTTCGCGTGCGCTTACGTGGCCAGCCATCCAGGCGGAGCGGTGCGCGTGAGCAGGTGCGAGCTTGATGGGCTTTGCATGGTTGATGAAGTGAGGGCCGACCAGTGACGGCGCCGGGCTGGCTCACATGGGCGCCGATCCTGCTCTGCTTGTACGCGGGGATCGCTGCAGATCTTGGGCACAATTGGAGCGTGGCCGCGGGCTTGGCTTCGGTCAGTTGGGCGCTTCTTGTGCTCTGGATTGCGGGGCGTGGCGATGGTTGAGAGTGGCAAGCGTGGCAAGCTGACGCGCGCGCGGGGCGCTCTGCTCAACGCAGTCAAGAGGGGCGCGACCATCAGCGCGGCGTGCAAAGCAGCAGGCATCACGCGCACAACATTCTATCGCTGGAAGGCCGAGGCCGCAGACGGCAGGGCCGAGCATTTGGCGCTTTTCTCTGAGATCGAGCAGGCCGAGGCAGAGGCACAAGTTCGCGTTGAGTCTGCGCTTGTGACGGCTGCCGAGTCTGGCGACGTGCGGGCGATGCTTGGCTATCTTGAGCGGCGCGACCCTGACAATTGGGCACGGCCAGACGTGCGTAGCGAGACGGTGCGCAAGCTGCGGCAGGTTGTCGGGGCTGCGGTGCAGCGCATGAGCGACCAGGCCGGCCAGGAGATGATCGCAGCGTTTGCAGAAGAGGCGGGAATTGACATTACCGAGATCAATAGCGCGGGCGTGCTGGGAAGCGGCAGCGGCGCGCAGTAGCGGAGCCGCTGACGATCTCGCCCAATACGTTAACGATCCGGTGCGCTTCTGCATCGAGCGGCTCGGCTTCTCTCCGTGGTCGCGTCAAGCGGAGTGCCTGGAAGCCGTGCGCGATCATCACCGCGTTGCGGTGCGCAGCGGGCACAAGGTTGGCAAAAGCCGGCTAGGCGCCGCCGTTGCGCTTTGGTGGGTATACACACAGCCAGCCGGCCGCGTGATCCTGACCAGCTCTGGCAACCGCCAGGTGAAATCGATCCTCTGGCGCGAGATCCGCACGCTACACCGGCAGGCCAGGCTTCCGGGCCGCTGCCATCTGGATCCGGGCACCGGGCTCCAGCTCCCAGACGGCCGCGAGATTCTCGGCTTTACGACTGACGACGCCGAGCGCATGGCAGGGCAAAGCGGCGCGCGGCTGCTCTTTGTCATTGATGAGGCGTCAGGATTCCCGCAGCAGATTTACGAAGCGGTGCAGGGCAACCTTGCCGGCGGCGGTCAGGTTGTCGCGCTCGGCAACCCAACCAGGGCCGCCGGCTTCTTCTTCGATGCCTTTCACAGCGCGCGCGAGCTTTGGCACACCGTGCACATTAGCAGCGCAGAGACGCCAAGCGCTACAGGCGGCGAGCCGGTGCCGGGCCTGGCAACCAAGGCGTGGATCGATGAGATGATCGCCGAGTATGGCGAGGATTCGCCGATCGTCGCGGTGCGCGTTCGCGGGGATTTTGCCGCGGAGTCTGAGGATGCAGTAATCTCGCTTGCGATGCTTCGACAGTCGCACGCTGCTTGGTCGCCTGGTTTGGTCGGTGACGCTCCGCTCTCGATCGGCGTTGACGTGGCGCGCTTCGGTGATGACGACTCCGTGATCTGGCCGGTGCGCGGCTCGATGGCTGGGCGGCCTACCGTGATCCACGGTTACGACACGATCGAAGTGGCCGCAAAGGTCATGCAAATCGCCGATGAGCTGCGCAGGCCCGGAGAGACTCCCACGATCCGCGTTGACTCGATCGGCTATGGCGCCGGCGTGGTTGACCAGCTCAAGCGCCGGACCACCGTCAAGACGATCGGCGTCAACGTGGCCACGCGCAGCCAGCAGCCGGACAAGTTCAGGATCTTGCGGGATCAACTCTGGTGGGGAATACGTGACTGGCTGCGGGATGGCGGCGCGCTGCCGACGTGCAAGAAGACGGATCCCGAGTTGCTCTCTGCCCGCTATTCATACGACGTGCGCGGCCGCGTGCAGATCGCAAGCAAGGATCAAATGCGCTCAAACCTAGGAAGATCGCCAGATCGGGCTGACGCGCTGGCGCTGGCGGTGTACACTGCGGCAGTGCCTTCGCGCGCGGGGAGGCGCACCGGCAGAGGATCGCGGGCTCGCGACTTTGGAAGGGTGATGTAATTATGAGCATTTTTGCTGGAGTGCGCCAGGCTGCGCGCGTTCGCCGATTCGAGGCGCTGACACCAAAGGCAGACCGGGGCCGCAGGCTTGCGCCACGCGGCACGGTGATGAGCCTGCCTAAATATGGCGTCAACGGCTTTCTGCACCCTATCCAGGGTAACGACGTGCAAAACCTGGTCAGCACTCTGATCGAGTCTGAACAGGGCAATATGAGCAGGCTCATGCCGTTATATGACGACATGAGAGAGCGCGATCCGCGCCTTGATGCCGTCTGCCGCACGCGCGTGCTCGCGCTGACTGGCAAAGAGTGGACGCTGCGCCCGCCGCCAGGGCTGGAGCAGGATCCGGCAGCGCTTGAGGCCGTTGAGCGCATGACGCGCGCGCTCTCTTTGCTGCCGTCGCTCACGCAGCTCATAGCCCAACTCATGGACGGCGCGCTCCGCGGCTACTCCGTGGTCGAGATGGAGTGGGGCCGCCGCGAGGGGCTGAGTTTGCCGGTCGAGCTTTACTGGCGCGATCCGTCCCGGTTTGCTTTTGATGACAAAATGCAGATCCACCGCAGTGACGTGGAAGACGCATGGCCTGGCGTGCCGCTCTCCAGCTTCGGCCCCGATCGGTTCATAATCCACAGCCCAAGCGGCGGGCGCGCCTGCTACGTCACGCGGCGCGGCGCTCTCCGCCCGTGTCTCTGGCCGTCTATGACAAAGCGGTACGGGCTGCGATGGTGGCTGGTTGCCGCTGAGCGCTTCGGCCAGCCGGCGCCGGTGCTCAAGGTGCCTGATGGCGATGATAATCTTTTTGACGACGCGGCCGATATGTTGCGCGGGCTAAATGAAGACTGGCAGGCCGTGATCACTGAGGGGATGGAGCTTGAGCAGTTGCCCGGCTCCGGCAATTTTACCGGCGAGCTACACAGCCGCATGGTTGAGCTTGCTAATACTGAGATGGCCGTTGCGATCCTTGGGCAGAACCTGAGCACAGAGGTTCAGGGCGGGAGCTACGCGGCGGCCAAAGTTCATGACGCCGTTAGGCTCGATTACCTTGCCGCAGACGCGGCAGAGCTTGCCGACACGCTGCGCCGTGATCTGCTTGAGCCGATCGCGCGTTACAACTTCCCGGATCTCCCGGTGCCGATCTGGGATTTCACCCTAGTGCAGACAGAGACGGCAGACGTCCAAGAGTGGCACGTTCTCGGCGGCATCGTGTCGATCAACGAGACGCGCGAGGCGCTCGGCTTCGCTGCGCTCAACAACCAGGTCGCAGAAGAGCAGCAGACCGAAGAGCAGGCCGAAGAGGAGCAGTCAGCCGAGGCGGCCGGCATAGACTACAGCGCGATCCTTGCAGCGCCGCCCGTTGAGCAGTCGGAGCCGTTTATACCCGCTAACATGATCGCGCTCGATGATCAGGATTGGAGTATGATCGGCACGCCGGAGGAGGCCGTTGAGCGCCTGGCTGAGCGGCTCAACCCCTGGGCGCGCGCCACCATGAAGAGCTTGCGCGACAAGCTTGAAGGCTTACCGGCCGGCGACTGGCGGCAAAGCACAGCGCTATTCGATTGGGCCGAGGAGCTGCGCACAGAGGGCCGCGAAGAGTTCGAGACGATCGCAGAGCAGACGCTAGCCATCGGCGAGATGGGCGGCCGGCTGAGCGTGGCCGGTGTCGAGCTTGGCGCGGATCGCACTGTAGACTTGCGCGACGTTGTGCAGCTCAACGTTGGCGATGCGATCGCGCGCTTCTTCCGGGCAAAGTTTGACGAAGCTATCGCATACTTCGAGCGTAAGCAGGTTGTAAGCGTTGAGGCGTTCGACTCGATGCGCGGCCGCTGGAAGCAAGGCGGCTTCATAGCGCGCCGCTTGGCAAATACGCGACTGGTTGAGCGTGCCCGGCAGATCCTGGCTGACGGCATGAACAAGCAGCTAACCGGCGCAGAGATGGCGATCGCGATGGAGCGTCAGCTTGGGCTTGGTGAAAAGAGCTGGTATGCAGAGACGATCGTTCGCACCAACCTGGCGGCAAGCTACGGCGCCGGCCGCTTTGAGCAGATGACCGATCCAGAGATCCGCGGGCTCCGTCCATATGTACAATATAAGACGGCCAACGATCGGCGCGTGCGCGATGAGCATCGGCACCTTGATCGCAAGGTGTTCATGAATGGCAGCGAGCTACACGCGCAGTATGCGCCGCCGCTGGGGTTCAATTGCCGGTGTCAGATGGTCACGCTTAGCGAGCGCCAATTTCAGCGGCGCAACTTGAGCAGCGAGCTGACAACCAGCACCGTGATCATTGACGGCAAGCCGTACACCGGAGACAAGGGATGGACGGATCCGGCGGGGAGGCTTGAGCAGTGAGGCGCGCGCCCAAGTCACCGCTCGCGCGGGAGATTGGGCGGCTGGTGCGCGACCACCGGCAGAGCCGCGGGCTGAGCGTTCGCCAGGTGGCTGACGCTGCGCTCTGCACTGAGCACGAGATCAGGCGGGTCGAGCTTGGATATCATGAACCAACAATTCGCACCGTTGTGCGGCTGGCTTCCGCGCTGGGCGCCGACGTTTCGCAGCTTATACCCGGCAGCGAGCAAACGTAGCGCGCTTGTAATGGCGCGCCGGCTGGCCTTGCGTCATGCTTCAGGCGATGACGGTCAAATTGTACATTTCCGAGCGCGCCGGTGAGTTCTGCGTCGTGAGCGAAAAGGGCCGAAACATGGGCTGTTATGCCACGCGCGAAGAGGCGGCCGATCGACTCAAGCAGATCGAGCGGTTCGAGGATGGCACCGCGCCACAGCTCGCATATACGCCCGAAGAGATCACCGAGATCCGCAAGCGCTGGCGCGCTTCGGTAAACATGAGCGCCAGCGAGCTGCGCGAGTGGTCAGAGAATGAGTGCAGCAAAAAGGCCAGCGTTGACGCCGCCGCGGTGATCAAGCGGAATCTGCGCCTGCTTGAGACGCCGGCCGATCAATGGGATCAGCGTGACGCGCGAGACGCCAACCGGACGATCAGCTTTATTGCTCGCATGAGCAAGGCAGAGCAGGGCGAGCCGGCCGCAGAGGGCTGCCCAAGCAAGCGCGACATCAGCCTTAGGAATTGGGCGTTCAACCCTGACAAGGGCAAGCGAGCGCTAGCCGTTGATCTGTCAGAGCCGATCGTCAACCGTGACGGCTCGCAACGCGCATGGCTTGACCTTACTCGCGAGGGCGTTTTCGCCGGCTACCCAACCGCAGACGGCAAAGGCATCGAGATCACCCGTGAGACGCTTGAGCACCTTTTGGCAAGCGTGAAGCGGGCAGAGACGCCGATCCCAGTCGATGGCGGCGGCGTGAGCTTGCCTCACGAGATGGTCAGGGATTCCGGCGTTGGCGCTGCCGGCTGGATTCTCGATGCGGCGATTATGGAAGATAAGAACGGCCGCGCTCACCTTTGGGGCTACGTCGAGTTATTGCCAGAGGTCGCCGAGGCCATAGCGGCCGGTCAGTTGCTTTTTGGCTCGGTCGCCTATGATGAGGGCGGAGTTGACCGCGAGACGGGCGAGCCTATCGGGCCAGCGCTGCACAGCTACGCGCTCACAAACAAGCCCTTTGTGCCCGGCTTGCAGCCGCACCGGCTTGACCGCGAGACGCCTGGCCGGCTACGAATCGCGGCATCAGTTCAGGCGGCATCGTTTGTGCTCGCCGTTATGGAGGATCAAACTATGCCAGGTCATTACGACAAAGAAGACGAAGAGAAGAAGGCCATGGAAGAGCAGAGCGAGCTTGACGCAGCAAAGGCAGAGGCCGACATGCTGCGATCAGAACTTGACAAAGCCAAGGCCATGATCGAAGAGCTGCGCGCAAAGATGGCAGAGCGTGAAGAGAAAGACGCCGAGATGGCCGCTCTCGCGCAGGCCGAGGCCGTAGCCAATGAGGTCAAGAGCGTAATCACAGAGCACAGCATCCAGGCAAGTGACGAGGTTGTCTCTGATCTTGTTGCGCTGGCGCAGAAGGCCGGCGTTGACGCGCTGCGCTCAACCATTGCCGCCGTCAAGGCTCCGCCTGTTGGCGTTGTCATGAGCGAGAGCAAGCCGGCGATCCGCTTCGCGTCACGCGACGAAGCGATCACCGAGCTGACCAATAAGGCCATGAAGGCCGATCCAAGTTTGGACCGCTACGCGGCGACCCGTGCAGCGCTCCGCGAGTTGTCCAAAAACCACAGCGAGTTGAGGTAGAAGATGCCCCGTATTGTAAACCCCCAAATCATCACCGCGTACACCGCCGAAGGCGCGGCAACGCAATATCAGGCCGTAGGAATCGGCACCGCTGACACGCAAGTTGATTGCACGCCAGCCGCTAACGCGCAGTGCCTTGGCATCGCGTTCGGTTCCGCGCTCGACACTGAGCAAGTAGACGTTGTAACCACCGGCGCCTTCATCGGAATCGCCAACGGCGCAATCCCGCGCGGCGCTCACGTGCGGATCGCTGCCACAACTGGACGGCTTGAGGCGGTAACGCCCGCGGCCCCCGGTGCAACCGTCAACAATACAGTCGGAATCGCTCTTGAAGCGGCTGCCGGCGCCGGTGAAGAGTTCTCTCTTCTCATTCAACCCGCCATTGTGCAGAGCTAACATAGGAGCCTAGAGAGATGCCTTTAGCAAACGAAGTTCATGTAGATTCCGCGCTGAGCGCATTTGCGTCAGCGTATAGCAACGGCGACTTGATCGCCGATGTTACGTCTCCCATTGTCGCAGTTGACAAGCGGTCAGACGTATATTTCCAATACAGCCGCGTAGACGCCAGCACGATCCGTGATGACATCATCGGGCCAGACTCGGAGGCTAACCGCTCTTCGTACAGCATGACCAATGCGCCCTACCGCGTGATTGACCGTGCTCTCAAAGATGTGGTCTCTATGGAAGCGATCACCAACGCAGACGCGCCCCTTGATCCGCTTCTTGACGCGACCGACAACTTGATGATGCGCTTGATGCTCGGCCGTGAGCGCCGAGTTGCAACGCTTCTCACCACTGGCGCCAACTACGCCGCCGGCGGTGTTGCGGTTGCCAACCCCTGGACTAACAAGACGAACGGCACGCCAATTGACGATCTGCTCTCCGCGATCGCTGGCATCGCTCCCGGCACGACTGGTCAGACTCGCCTTGTGGCTTGCATGAGCCAGGAGACTTTCAACGCCCTGAGCACACACCCCGACACGCGAGGCGGCGGCGCCCTGCGCTCTGTTGCAACACGTGACGAGGTTGCCAGCTTGGTCGGCCTTGATCAGATCTACGTCTCAAGCGCCGTGCAGAACACCGCAGCGGCTGGCCTTGCGCCAGTCTACTCGCGGATCTTCGACGTCGTAGCCACTGGCCGCGTCGCCGTGCTCCGCTTGCCCAACGGTGCGCCCCGCGGCAAGCAAGCCATGTTCAGCTCTACCTTCCGCTACACCCCGCAAGGCTCGCAGCCGGTGCAGGTGCGACGCTGGGAAGAGCCAAACCTTGGCCCCCGTGGATCCCAGGCCGTGCAGGTCAGCTTCTCAGATGATGAGCAAGTTGTACAAAACGACATGGGCTACCTTCTTACCGGCTGCATCTGATGCAGGTGGAGCTGCTTAGCTCCGTGCTCTGGCGCGGTGTCGTCAACCCTGGCGGCACCGTGCTTGACTTGCCCGCAGAGACGGCCGAGCGGCTGATTGAAGCAGGGCTTGCAAAGAGCGCAAAGGCATCAGCCAAGGCCGAGAAGGCCGAGGCCAAGCCAGAGCCAAAGAAGAAGGCGCCGCGGAAGAAGGCGGCAAAGAAGAAGAGCAACCCCGACGAATAAAGGCAGGCGATGGCGTACACCGACGCAACACAGGTTCAGAACTTGATCGGCGTCGATCTCTATAACGCCATTGTCACCGCTTCCGAGGGCTCGATCAGCTTCGCACAGATGATCGCCGACGCAGACGCCGAGATTGATGCGCGTCTGCGTCAGCGGTACGTCACACCGTTTGCGCAGCTCACCGACACGCCAGCAACGCCGGCGCTCATCCAGACCATCAGCCGCTACATGGTCAGCGGCGCGCTATACGCTCGACACCGGCCAGAGCAGCCGCACGCAACGTATTTCATCGGCAAGGCTGAGCAGTTGCTTGAGGGCCTGCTTGAGGGTCGATTTGAGATCGACGCTGACCAGCAGCCGAGCAGCGCACAGGCTCGCGGCTTTAAGGTCAAGCGCTCCGATCCAGTCTTCGCCGGCGTTGACGTGTACGGCAAGCAGCGAATCCGGGATTGGTAGACGTGTTTAGGATCGACATCCAAAGCACGATCGGCGAGGTGGTTGGCGAGATGGCCGATCGACTGGCTGACCTTACGCCGCCAATGAAGACGGCCGCGGACACTATGCTAGACGGGATCCTTGAGACGTTCCGCACAGAGCGTGATCCTTATGGCGAAAAGTGGCGGCCATTTAGCCAAACGACGCTTGAGCTTTACGCCAAGGGCGGACTTTTTGGTCGGCAGAGAGCCGGCGGCAAGCGCAGCCTTTTGCGAGGCAATACCGGCGCGCTCTTCGCTTCGTTTTCGCGCAAGTTTGGTAAGAACTTCTCGCAGGTGGCGAGCGGCGGCCAGGCGATCCCTTACAACGCGGTGCAACAGTTTGGCAATCCAAACAACCGACTGCCAAACGTGTCACCGCAGAAGTTTGCGGCGAAGTACAACCGCACAGCAAGACGCAACTTCCCGCCAAGAGCACCGATCCCGGCGCGCCCGTTTATGCCTCTGCGGCCTGACGGCAAGACGGATCTGCCGGCTGAGCAGCTCGGTGACATCATGGACGAGATCGCGATCTACGTGGAGCGTGGAGCGTGAGCGTTTCAGACATGACGCCGCTTTTGACGCGGATCGAAGAAGTGCTCTGTGATGGCGCAGGCATCGAGCGCACGATCTCGGCCGCTCACCGCTTCCAGCGCGGGCCGTATCCTGACGAGACGAGCAGCGCAAGCGGGACGGCTGCCATGGTGCGCAAGGGCATCTTTGCAAGCGTCACAACGGCCACGCCGATGCGTCAGCCGGAAATGCATGACGTGCTCATGTATGATCTCACGATCCGCGTTGATTTCTTCTATCACATTGTGGATCCAGAGGTTCACGCGACGTTCCGCGCAACGCTGGGCACCATAGCGACGGATCTGCACCGCGCGCGCGGTGCTTTGTGCTACCCTGGCAACCTGCTCCAGACGGCAGCGGCAGAGGCCACCGGCTTGAGCGGTGCAGGCTTACAATTTCGATCGTGGTCCATGCGCGACCCCGACACAACGGCGCGGCTTGTGCGTGCCTCAATGGATTTGATCGGCCGGATCAACATGGCCGCCTAGGGAGTAAAAAAGATGCCTGAATTACTAATTGTTGAGCGCTTGCGCGTTATCGAAGAGGCGGCCGGATCTGCAACGTATGCCCAAGAGCTAAGCGCCAGTATTGCCAACTTCAAGGATGTGCGATACCGCAACGCCGAGGCCACGATCACGCGCGAGCTTCTGCCAGACGAGCACGTCAACCAGACGCCCTATGCGCAGAACCTCGACATCGTGAGCCGGCGTCAAAATGAGTTGAGCCTTGAAACAGACCTCATGCCCACCGGCACAGCGTTGGCGGCTGGCGTGACTCCGGCCTACACCGATCACGCGCTTGGGATTATGCTAAAGGCAATCCTTGGCGGATATGACGCTGATCAGGGCGACGTTGAGGCGGGCACGTCCACAACCTCACAACTTGACGTCACGACAAGCGGCGCGCGCTTTGAGGCCGGCGGCGCGGTCGGCGCACTGGTTGGCGGCAACCTTGAGGCGCGCAGCATCGCGGGCATTGTCGGCAACGCCATCACGCCGCGCGTGCAGTTCAGCGCAGCGCCCACCGGCGGCAGCGCGGTTTACAACTCACACACCTTCTTTTTAACTGACGATCCTGACACGTCTCTGCAGTTCGTGGTTGAGACTGCCGATCGTGATAATATCTGGTGGCTGACTGGCGATCAGTGCACCTCGATGGCCTTTGACTTGTCGCTGACGCAGCTCGCGCGCATGACGCTCGGCCTAGCTGGCGCCAACTATTACCACGACACTGAGGTCGCAAGCCCGATCAGCGGAAGCCCGATCGCACGCGCCACGCTCACCGACGGTGATCCGGTGCCCTTTGTCGATAGCTCGGCCATATTCGTCACAGCCGGCGCAGGCGCCACGGCCATCACTGAGATCGATTGCAGCTCGATCACGGTCACGCCGCAAATTACCTTCGAGCCCATCAGCACGCCGAGCGGCGTCAACGGGATCCGGCGTATGAAGCTGCGCCCGCAGAAGCCGATCTTGACCGTAGAGTTCACGATCCCCTTTGAAGATATCTCATACTTCACGCAGCGCGACGCACGCACCAAGAAGAGCCTGTTCATTCAGATCGGCAACACCGCCGGCGGCACTGCGCTGCTTGATATTCCCAACCTTCAAATCCAGAACGTGCAGCGCTCCGACAGCGAAGGCTTGCACGGGCTGACTGTCACTTGCCAAGCGCTTGAGGATCAATGGGCGACAGATCAGAGCACAGCTCTGCGCCGCTCACCGTTCCGCATTCACTTGCTGTAATTAACCAACCAACCAAAGCAGATCGGGGTTTGCTGTGAAGACATTCGAGACAATGACCATCTGGGATCGAGCGATCGATCTCACCAAGACAGACTTAGCCAATTTTATCAGCTCACGCGACATGAAGCACATAGTGACCAGAGAGGGCAAAAGCCCTACCGTGTACGTGCTCCGCGATATCCCTAACGGGCTTGCGGTGTCGCACCTTATGAGCGAAGGCAGCGAAGACGCGCAGCGCTTGCGCGCGTTTCAGATGAGCGTGATCGCTATCAAAAACGCACGGCTTAACGACGGCCGCGAGGTGCCTGAGTGGCGCCCGCGTGCCGTTGCAGAGTCAGAGGGCGGCTTGCTTGCCAAGATGCCTCTGCTTGTGAGCCAGCAAGAGATCGATGAGCTGTTCAACCTTGGTGACGTGATTGACGTTGGGGAGGTTGCGCGCGCGCGGTGTTTTTTACCCCGCGAGATCAAAGACGGCTATCTTCTGCCGCCTACGTCCAGGCAGGTTCTGGCGGCGAGCGTGCAGCATTTTGCGGCAGCGGTCGAGAGTACGCAGGCGGCTGGTCCGTCTGCGAGCAAAACAGCGCCGGAAACGACAAACAACGACGAAGCAGGCGCCGAGCCTGGGGCTGCCCATGCGACAGCGTGAGCGATCAACTGCTTGGCCGGACGGCTGATCGCGTCGTGGATGCCACGCGGATCATAATGGAGAAGGCCACCGGGCTCACGCCAGACGTTTGCCCGGCGTTCGCCATGAAGGATCCGCTTGTCATCGAGGTGCTCGGCATCTACGCGGCGCGAGAGTCCAATTTGCTGGAGCCGATCACTGGCGGTTGGGAGCAGATGAGCCGCCGCACCGTTGAGGGCTTGCGCTTCTTCGATCGGTGCTACAGGCACGCGCGCGCCTTCTTCCGTCAGCAAGAAGACGAGCGCCGCGAGGCAGAGCACCGCCGCGTCAAGGCTAGCAGCAGGGGGCGCCGTGGCTGAAGCAAATCTAGTTATTGGCGTTGAGGCCGTAGGGGCTCAAGAGGCGTCCGCGCAACTTGACACTTTAGCGACCGCCGAAAACAGCGTGACGCAGGCAGCAGAGCGCCAGCTAGCAGTCACCAACCAGACAGCGGCAGCTACCGAGAAGGCAACGGCAGCAAGCAGAAGAGCGGCCGCCGCGTCTTCTAGGCAGGCAACGGCCGCCTCTTCGTTAGCTTCAGCCGCGCAGAACGTTGCCGCAACGCAAGCCAGGGCAACCGAGGCGAGCAACCGCTTTGGCTTATCGTTGCCGCGAGTCTCTGACGAATCGCGCAAGGCCGGCATGGGGATGGCGATGATGTTCAACGAGGGAACCGAAATGGTTTTCATGCTGAGCAGCGCCTTCCCTGCATTGCGGCAGGTTTCGATTCTATTTGCTGGCGCGGGTAATTCGGCCTTCGGCCTTGCGCGCGCTTTGGGGCCGGTCGGTGTCGCGGTTGCTGCGGCAAGTGCTGCGATTCCCGCCTTGATCTCTTTGCTCTCTGACACAAGTGAGGAGATGGACGACACAGCCGCGTCAACGGATCGAGCGACGCGGAGCTTACAAGACTTTATTGCAGCGCACCGCGCAGCCACACGCGCAGAGCAGCAATTGGCCCGCGTGCGCGCTGGCGGGGGTACTGCCGAAGAGCAAGCGGGGCTCGCGGCGATGGTAGGCGAGCAGGTTGGCGAAGCTGAGGCGCGGCTTGAGCGCGTTGGCCGGGCGGCAGGCGTCAACCAGCAAGCGATGGCGCGAATTGCAGAGGTTGCCAGGGAAGCCGCCGCGCAAGGCCGAGACGTATCGCAGGCCGTGACGCAACAGATCCAATTTGCCGCCGCAACTGGCGCGATCACGCAGTCTGAGCAGGCGCAGAACAATATCCGTTATGCAGCAACCGCGCTTGCTAACATACAACGTGATTTCGACGTGCAGCAGCGCCGTGCGCGCGAATTCCGCGAAGATGCACGCCAGCAGCAGCAAGAAGAGATCGAATTCGAGCTAGCCGCCGAGCGGGATCCCGATCGATTCGGAGCTGGCAGGCGTCGAGGCGGCGGAGGCGGCGGAGGCGGCCGCGAGGATACCGAGCAAGCAGAGCGCGAGCGCGTACAGGCAGAATTTGAGCGCCTGAGTGCGATCTCACAGATGCAAAACGATCTAAGGGCTAAGCGTGAGCGCTTCCAGGCCGAAGAGGCCGCGCGACTGGTTGAGGCCAAAGAGCTAGAGATCGAGATCCAAGACGCGATCATCACGAAGCTGGAAGAGCGCGAAGAGCGCGAAAAGGCTTTGGCCGCGGCTGCTCAAGAGCGCTACGCTGAGCAGCAGGATCAGCTTCGGCAGCTTGGCGCCGACTTTGGCGATGCTTTCGAGGGCGGTGTTGACCGCACGATCGCAGCCTTCGAACGGCTCAACCTGGCGCTTGGCAAGGCTGGCGAAGACACGATCGACACCACCGATCTAATGGTTCAGGCAACGAAAGCCGCATATGCTGACATGGCCAGCGGCACGGCTGCCGGGGCAACCGAAGCCTTTAGCGCTGCGGTGCAGGCAGCGGTCAACGGCGAGCAGTCCTTCGCAGACGCGATCAAGGCGCAGACACACGAGTTCATCCGCGGGATCGTGCTCCGCTCAACAGTCGCCGCGGTTGAGCAGGGCGCTGCCGCGCTTGCAGCCGCCGCAATCGGCAACTTCCCGGCAGCAGCCGCGCACGGTGCAGCGGCCGCGCAGTATGCAGCCGTGGCGGGCGTGGCGGCTTCGGTCGGCGTGGCGGCTGGCAGCTTTGCGCCGAAAAAAAAGCAGCAGGAAGAGCCCAAAGAGCCGCCGAAGAACCGCGAACGCAAAGAGCAACAGACGCTTGTGATCAACGTGGGCACCTTCCCAGTCAGCACAGATGCAGACGTAGGCCGCGCAGTGCAGCAGGCTTTGCAGGCCGTGGAGCGCAGAGATGGACGCTAAACGCTATTATGCAGGATTCACGCTTACGCCATCGGCGGGCGTGGCTATCAACATTGGGCCAGACAACGACGGCTTGAATTACGCCGTCAGCGTAGACGCCGGCACCTACTATCACGATCTAGACGATGGCACCGGGTACGGATCGTTTGCGGTTGCGCTCCAGACAGCGATCAACGCGGCGGCCGTCGCTGCGGGCTCGACCGTCACCTATGTCGTCGAGTGGCAGAACTTCTATCCAAGGTATAAGATCGTGCCAAGCGCAGGTACGATCACGGTAACGGCCAACACGACCGCGCAGCAGGTGCTTGGCATCGCGGCCGCGCCTGGCGCCGTGGCGATTCTCACGAGCAGCTTTGTGCCCTGGTTTGTCATCGTGCCGCAGATCGACGGCGTGAGCGATTCAACCGGCGACTTCAAAGACGGTGAGGGCATCGTTGACGCGGCGATCACTGACGGCGGCCAGCAGTTCGGAGTCTCCGCCGTTGTGCAGGCAGTGCGTCACGATTGGTCACAGCCGTTTGAGCTGCTCGCCACGTGCTACAAATACGCGGCCGTAGTGGCGGCGACCCCGTTCACATTTGATCACCTATTTGAGCACGTTGGCGCTCAAGTGCCGATGGTCATTGTGAACACTTCCGCAGACTGGGCCGCAGGTGCGCCGGCTACTGCTTACGCGACGCACGCCGTGATCCGCTTCAAGTTGACGGCTGACGGCGCACTATTCTCGCCGCAGCGCGTTGTCCCATCGCTCGACACCTACTGGAACATACCTTTCTCCGTCACGATTCTGGAGCGGCTCCGGTGACCTTTGACGACATCATAAACGCGGGCGGCGGCGCGTTTGAGGTGCGCATTGAGATCGAGGGCTGGCCGGTGCAATATTGCACAGACGGAATCAGCACGGGCACGCTTGCAGACGGCCGCCAGCGCGTGCACGGCCTGATCCGCGAGGGCATTAGCTTTGACGAGACGGCGCACATGGAAGAGGGCAACAGCGACCGCAGCGGATTCACAGCCACGTTGGTTGACCTAGACGCCGCGAGCACTGCCACGTTTACACGGACCCCGCGATACTATTCGTGGCTTACCGGCGATGAGCTAGCGGCTGACACGGCGCTCAAGGTTGCCAACACTTCAGGATTCGTGGTTGGCGACGTCGTGCACTGCGGGAATGAGGCCATGCTAGTGACGGCGATTCCGTCAGCATCGGCCATGGTTGTCACGCGCGGATATTGGGCCAGCTCTGCAAGGCGGCAAACGGCGACCGCTGGCGCGGGCTTGCAGTATCCAGAGATCACCACTGATCCGCTTACGCTAAGCGGCCGCCGCGTCTTCGTGTACGGGCACGGCTCCGATCAGCTTGCAACCAGCGACGTTGGAAAGCTGCTTTACCGTGGCGTCATTCGCGCTGAGCCGCGCCTACGTGGCGTTTGTGAGTGGTCGCTTGAGGTTGACTCACTGCTGTCCATTCTCGACCAAGAGATCAGCGCTAAGCTGGACGACATCCAGATCCGCGGCATCTACTACCCGGCCAGCTCTGCGCTTGAGATCAGGCTCACGCAAAGCAACACGCACACCTACAGCGGCGCCGTGGTTTCAGGCACAACCGCCGTGGTGCAGATCGTTGGCTTCTTCGAGACACAATCGGCCTTTGCGGCTCACGTTGACACGCAGGTCGCGGCGGCGATGGCGTCAGCCGGGCACACCGGATCGGTGTCGTGCAGATACACGGCCGAGAATTGGTGGTTTGAGTTTACGCCAGGATCTCCCGCGCACTATACGATCATCGACGCGCGCAGCGTGGTTGACGGCAAAACGGACTTCAGGCTGATCAATCTCGAAGGCATACCGACGGACGAGGTGACGCACGGCGACACATACCGCGCGGCTTGGATCGAGGGCTCTGTCCGTCAGAACTTGATCGATTTCGGCTTTGGCAACGCGGCCACGCTCACCGATGAGATCAAGGGCCGCACCGTGCCGCGCGCAGCATACGGCCGCGGCTGGCGCGCCTTTGACACAACGCTGGCGGCAACCAACCCCGACAACGTGCTCTATCTGGCGAATTCTTACGAGCTGAATCAGGGCGATGACGTGACGATCACGCCGCGCAAGCGCGATCGCGAGCTTGAGCCAGGCGAGACGCCGACGGCCGGACCATATCAGGGCGTGATCAACGCCATCACCGGCAGCACCGGCGCGGTTGAGCTGACAGATGCGATCGGCGGCGTTGCGCGTCCGATCGTGGGCCACGCGCTGCTTAAAGGCTGGGGCGGTCGCATAGACGCGGCGACGTGTATCGGCAACGTGGCCGGCGATCTCTCCGACTTCCGCACCAACCTAATCGCCAAGAGCACCGACGCGCTGCCGGGCACGATCCCATTGCTGATCACTAACGACTGGGAAGACATCACCGACACCGTGCGCGAGGCAGCAGCCGGCCGGCACTATCTCACGCAAAGGCTCTACCGCTTCAGCAAGCCGGTGAAGCTGCGCGAGCTGATCCAGCATGAGTGTTTAATGCTCGGCTGCTTTCTGACAACCAAGCCAGACGGCACGCTTACCGTAAAGCCGATCCGGGCGCCGGTGCCCACCGATTTGCTCGCCTACGTGCTCAACACCGCCGATCGCGTTGTCAGCAACGGATTTGGCACTGTAGAGCTAAGCCCTGACGGCTTCATAAACCGCGTGAACATTGAGACGGGCTACAACCCCGCCAGCGGCAAAAACGAGGGGCCGATCTTTGCAGTGCGCGACGTGCGATCGATCTCGCGTATGCGGCGCGAGCTAAACGAGGACATAAAGCCCAAGGGCCGCTCGCAGACGCAGATCACAACCGAGGATCAGCCGGAAGATATCCCGATGAGCCTGTTTGGGATCTACGCTGACCGGTACACCGTCGCTGAGGTCGATTGCACGTGGCGGCTATTCAACACCGGGATCGGCGAGTCAATAAGCCTCGAAGCCGCACAGCTACCGTTTCAAGGCGCGCGCGGGCTCAACGCCACCGGGATCGTGGTTGCGCGTCGCTGGTCGGTTGCCGATGCATACGGCACGCTCTCGATCCTTTTTGCTGCGCAGGGCTATGCCGGCTACACGCCAGCCGCGCGCGTGCTTGGCGCCGTTGGCGCTGGCGTCAACTGGCAGATCACAACCGAGGCCAACAGGTACGCGCCGTTTGGCGTGCTCGATGCCTTCTTCTTTTTGCCAGGTCACAAAGTGCAGATCATCGAGTGGAACGACGCCGCGCCGACCATAGTCACCGGCGAAGTAACGGCCGTGGCCAGCAACGTGATTGACGTGACATTTTCGGCCGCTTGGGCTGGCGTAGGCGCTAGCACTTGGAATCTGATCTTTGACGATTACAGCGTGAGCGTGACAGATCAGCAGCAATATGCCTATGATGCCGACGCCAGCGCGCTGCTTGGCGGCACAACTCCGGCGCGGGCGTTTGCACCATGAGCAGCTTCAGCGAGTATAATGGCCTGGTTGATTTCGCGCCGGCAACGGTTGCGAGCCAGGAGCCGGTTGACGTCATGACGACGCGCGACAACCTGATCAACAACGCGGCGCACTTGGTGCAGAGTTCGACGCAGCAGCGATCCAATTGGATCAGCGTGGCAGGCCGGGCCAACAACACGGCCGGCGGCGGGACGTTTGCGCCGCCGTTGATCTGGGTTTCTTCGAGCTATGCCGACGCGCTGCCGGTAGTTGCGATCGGGCCGTTTCCGATCACGCTCGGCCCTGACGGCTTGCCGGCTAAGCTAGTGCTGCGCGTTGCGGCTGCGGTTGCTAACGGAAGCGGCACCGTGCTCGCGCAGGTGTCAGCGTACAGAGCGCGAGCTCCAGAGCGGGCAGGGCGCTGGGATGGCACAGTGGGGCCGCCGCCAACGCCAGGCGGGCCAGACGTCGCGCAGATGACGACAGCAAGCGCAACACCGGTGTGGCTCACGCCGTCGCCGTCATACGTGCAGATCACCGATCCAAGTGAGGCCGCTTTTGGCACTCGGCAGATCAGCACGCCGCTGATTCCTGGCGGCAACGCTTCGACAGCCACCGCCGTGATGGCGGAGCTAACCATCTGGACGCAGAGCACAGATCCGGCGACGCCAACTGTGATCCACGGCGTGTATGCGCGGGAGTTCGTGGGATGAGCAAACGAGTGCCGAAGATCCCGCCCATGCCGCCGCGCACGCGCGTGCTCTCTGGCGTCGCCGTTGCCGGGCCAACGTGGAAGCCTTTGAGCCAACAGGCCAATTACATAATCGGCCGCGGCGCTTGCGTGTCGCCTGCTTGGTGCCCGACTGCGATCCCAACGCCAACCGGCAAATTCACGATCCGCATCAGGCCGCGCGGCATCGCTCTGCGGCGGCTCTACGTAATCAGGATCACAGGCTTGGCCGGCGGCTTTGCTGGCACGATTGACATAAACGGCACCGCCACAGCTCACGCCACCGGCGACTATGATCGCGACATGGAAGCGTTTGAGTTCATCGAGGACGTGCCGGCGCCCACGTCAATTGAGCAAACCGTTGAGATCACGATCACGTCAGCGACCAGCACGCCGATCGTGTATGGCGTGGCAATTCACGAGCTGCCACGCGCTGAGCTACAGCAGAGCAGCGCCAGCGGCGAATATGGGATCGACTCATCAAGCTGCTTGCCTCGTATGCCGATCACCGATGCAGATAATGGCGGCGTGGGCGGCGTGGCTCGCGCAATACACGCGGGCCAGTGCATCGGCCGGCGCGCTGGCCTTTACACCTTCGCCGTCGATGAGGCAGACGCGATCGTCAATAACGCCGGATCCTTTACCGCGCTATTCAATTTGCCGGTGCCTATCCTGACCAGGCGCCGCAACTACACGAGCACGACCGGCGTCACAGAGTGGCGACTCTGGGCGCGCTGTACAAACGCGGGCACGACTGGCCAAGTGAGGCTCACGGCCGCCAGCGGCGACACCGTGACCATTGGCATTACCGGCGCGATCACTACGGCGTTTGGTTTGTGGCCGACGCCGCCAACCGTTGCCGATCTCGCCGTAGACGCTGAAGATGTGACAACCGTTGACGGCCGGATTGGGGGCGCTTGGGATGAGGTCACGATCGAAGCGCAGCGCACAGCCGGAACCGGTGACGTTGAGGTCGCGGGGATCTTCTGCTTCGAAAAGCCATGCTGAGCGTGTAATGGCAGCATCAGCCGCGCGCTGCTAGCCTTTGCAGTGATTGCGGCTGATCTCTGGCAACCTATCGCAGCCGCCAAGGTAGGAGCACATGAGCGGATTCAAGCCAACACGGCAAAGCAACGACATTAGGCCACCGATCGCCGGCGAGATTTACGCCGTGGCGACAACCGGATCAAGCGTGCCCTACGTCACGCCCGCAGAGCTGATCGGCGCTTATGCGACGTTTGCAGCCGATGGCGATGCGGTGCATATCCAATTTGGCGGGCCAAGCGTGACAGCCGACAAAACGGCGGTAAGCGCTGAGGCGGGATCACCAAAAGCGCTCACAGCAGCGGCCAACAGCACGATCAAGATCGCCGATGGTCAGATGATCAGCGTGCGGATCCCGGCGGCGGCCACCAACTTTGCGATCCAGGGCGCAGCCGGCGGCGGCTTCGCTCGCTTCTGGCTGTCGAGCAATTAGCCGTGAACCGGCGCGATAACTTCCCGCGCAACCTGATCAACACGCCCTACAAAACCGCCGGCGGCGGGGGCGGCGGGGGCGGCGGCATTGTCACGGACGGGCTTGTGATTCATTTGGACGCTGGCGACGCGAGCAGCTACAGCGGCAGCGGCACAACGTGGTCAGACCTCGCAGGCAGCAACGATTTCGCATTTGCTTCTGATCCGCTCTACAACGCAGAGATCGGGTATTTCAATTTTCAGGCAAATCCAGCATACCGCAGTATATCGCCGCAGATCTTTCCGCAGTATGGCGCGGTTGAAATTTGGTTTCGCTGGAAAACCAACAGCGCGGATCAAGTCTCAATTATGCTTTCCGGCGGCGTCAACTGGCTAGCGGTCGGCAATATCTCACCAGCAGAATTGCCGGATGAGTCCATTGAGCACTATGGCGGGTATTCAGCCGCAATTGACTATCGAGCGGGCAACCTGTTTTTGAAGGATTCCGAGTGGCATCACTATATGTGTGTAATCGACGGCACCGCTAATCAGATCTATCTTGACGGCGTGCCGGTAACTCCTTATTTCCGGCGAGGCAGCGCAACTAGCGAATACTTGCAGCAGCTTTCGACTAACACCTACATCGGACGCTACAGCCCCGGCGGCTATCAGTTTGAGGGCGATATTGCTGTTCTTCGCGTATACGATCGCGCGACGTTTACGGCGGCTGAGGTAGCGCAAAACTACGCCGCGCAAGCTGCCAGGTTCACGCCGTTCCAGCCTGACAACATCAGCAGCCTGACGCTCTGGATCGATCCTGATGACGCGAACACTGTCACGCTCGGCGGCAGCAGTGAAGTGCTGTCAATCCTAGACAAGGCGCGTGCTGTTGATCGCGCATCGTTTGTAGCACCAAGTGCAAGCCCAACAGGGCCGCAGCTTGTAGCTGACGGCGGTCGCAACTGGCTTGAGTTTAACCCGACTGGCGTTGTTGACAGTCTGGTCGGCTACTACGGCGCAGGCTCATACGGTTTGAATAGATCGCTGATCATGACCGGCAACGTGTACGAAACACACGTTGTGTTTAAGCCAACGTCTACGCCGTCGCAAAGCTCTAGCAACCCTTGGCAGAACAACGGCATCGGGCCTAGCGATGCAAGTGGCTACTGGGGCATCTACGCGCAGAATGATGGCGCTGGCGGGACTCAAGTTGTGCCGTACAACTACAGTTCGCATACCACGTACAACCGATACGACGTCAACGTAAACGACAAGCACATCGTCGGTCACTCAAAAAGCGCAGGCACCTCGAACCTATACAATTACCTGGACGGCGTGAGCACGACTGTAGGTAGTTTTGGTTCATCGCTC